TATTGCCGCCACCAGATGCAACGGTAACCGCAATCGTTTGACCAGGCGTTACCGTGACAAACCCCGCAGCAACCGTATAAATCACGGTTACGCCGTTTGAGTAAACGCCGCTGCCAATCGTGGCTCGCAACCGAGTGACGCCAGACGGGACCGTAAACGTGTCTGATCCGCTGGTAACCTTGTAGTACAAGCTAAATTGCAGAACGCCGGTACTGATTGTTGGCGTTACCGAAACAGCGCTGATGATCTCGTTGTTGGTGCCGCCAATCGTGATCGTCGTGCCATCAGGACGCAACGCCCCAATCTGAGCAGTCGTGGCAACCGGCAACGCTGCACGTTTAATGGTTGCGTCGTAATTGAGCGCTGACGTCCCAGAATCACGATAAAGATAACCGCCGCCGCTACTTGGCAACGATTGCCCAGTCGTTGCAAGGGTTCCGGCAACAAAGCTCAGACCAGATCCGACCGTGACGTTGGCAATCCCGCCAGATCCATCACCACGCAGAATTGACGATCCGCTCGTCAGACCCGTCAAATCGTTGATGCCAGAGATGTTGTCGTAAGTGCCGATGGTGACCGCAGCAGCAGTCTGAAGCACAAACTTATAAGCCACTCCGACCGTCAGCCAAACCTCGTTGGCGGTGCGCCCTGCGGCATCCAACACAATCGGGTTGGCATTGGCAATGGTTCCCGTGTTGCTGGTATACGTCGCTTGTGGCGTCGTAGTGCCTGCGGTGTACGTGTACAGCAGTCCACCGGCCAGCGGAATCCCGAGATTGTCAAAGAACTGCCAACCAGCGCCAGCTAACGGGGAGAGTTTAACCGCCATTTTCTTCCTTTTGCTCTTGAGCTTCTTGCTCAATCGCCTTAATCAGATTCATGACCTCAACATATGGACGCTGGCCGAGATAATGCAAGATCGCGTTGATCAAGTTAACTGACAGATTCGCTTTGTCCAATTTCTACCTCAAGCCAAGCATTAGAATTTTCGTCCCATTGATACCGCTGACCGTCAGCAGGATAATCAATAGGTGAGTCCCACAAACAAGTTTCTTCGTTTAGAACCCATGACGGGAATGGTTGCGGAGGAATAAAAGCATCACGAACTGAGTCGTATGTATAGCCGATACCAGCGTAGTTCTTGCGAAATCCGTCAGTACGAGAACGCTTGCAGACTTGACCACGGAATTCACCATACCACTGCTCCCAATCCGTGCTGTCTGATCCTTGCTCTCGACCAGGAATAACTTCGGTTACAACTTTGTTTTCATCAAGAAATGCGTAGTAATCCATAATCATTACCAAGTAATAGTGCCGGTGCCAGCAGTAAATCTGTAAACGCGATAGCCGGCTCGGGTTGGTTGGGTATATATTAATCCACCACTAATAGATGTTGGCGCAGCAAATGTGTCTGGGTAGGCAATAATTACTACGCCAGACCCGCCCGCACCACCTGCCTTACCTGAAGTGCTTTGGTCATAAGCGGCACCACCACCACCACCCGTATTAGCTGTTCCAGGGTTTCCAGCAGCGCTGCCTTGTGCGCCAGTGCCGCCACCGCCCGCCCCGCCAGTGCCGCCGGTAAGCCCCCCACCACCGCCGCCGCCTGCATAAGTGACCGACGCCCCAGTGATAGAAGACGCCGTTCCGGCTCCACCGTTGCCAGCTACACTAGTTAAGGCTCCGGTTCCCGCTGCGGTTGCCCCCCCGCCACCAGCACCGGCTGATTGGGCGCTCGTTCCTCCACCGCCGTTATTACCTTGGGACGGCGATGTCGACGGGGTATTTCCAGTGCCACCTGTGATGTCAAGCCCGCCGCCTCCTCCTGAACCGCCATTCCCGCCTGTTGTTCTTGACGACCCAAAACCACCACCTGCTGACGTGATAGAACTGAAAACAGATGATGAACCAACCGCTCCACTGTTTTGACCCGCTGCACCTCCGTTACCACCACCGCCAACTGTCACTGTGTAAGCTGTACCGGAAGCTACAGAAAATGAGGCATTGGTGCGAAATCCACCAGCGCCGCCACCGCCACCGCCAGCGTTAGTAGACAGTTCTCCCGCGCCACCTCCTCCACCACCAACAACTAAATATTCAACAGTGCTCGGCGCTGATGGTGATGCCGTGACCGTAACCCAAGACAAAATGCCCGAGCCGTTAGTGCTCAAAACCTGACCTGCGGTTCCGTCCGTCGCTGGAAGCGTCCAAGTCACATTGCTTGCAACCGTCGCAGCAGACTTAAACGCTACATAATTGCTGCTATCAGAGTCAGCAAACCGCAAAGCGCCAGTAGCCCCAAGCTGGGCGTTAGTGCCATCCCACGTAAAGTTTGCAGAACCGCCAAACGCGCTTGAGTTATTAAATTGGATTTGGGTGTTTGAACCACCCGGAGTGCCGCCACTGGCCGCCGCCCAGCTCATCACGCCAGCAGTGGTACTGGTCAAAGCATAGCCGTTAGCCGCAGGGACAGCCGTTGGAAGCGTGTACGACTGAGTGCCGGCAACCGTTGGCGCGTTTAGCGCAACCGTCCCAGACGTGTCACCTGAAAGTACGATACCGGACATTACGACCCCTCAAATGTTAGCTGTTCCACGGGAGATCCGGTGAAACAACAGGAGGATTGATTTGTGCGTCAACCTGCGCTTGCACAGCGGCCTCGGCAGATGCTTGGTCTACACCGTTTGCCCAAACCCAACCAAGTACTTGCTCTTGAGTCAGATCGGCAAATTCAGTAAATGGATCCGTTGGCGCAGGAACCGATGTTGTTGAATAAACCGTGCCAGTATAAGCTCCGTCTACACCCGTACAACGCCAATGAATGTTGAACACTACGTTGGTCTTATCGTCAAACTGCGGATGGCAATTAAGCTGAGAGATTTCCCAGTTAAAAGTGGTCATTCTTTATTCCTTAAACTGAAGTGATGGTCTGCCAAGCAGATCCGCTATAAACGCACAGTTTTGCCAGCGTCGTATCAAACACCATCAAACCAGCAGCAGGACTACTAATCGCATTCTTTTGCGTTGTAGTCATGTTGGGCATACGCACGCCCTTGGTGGTGCTTTGTGCGTCAAGAATGGCTGATGCGCTTGGACTAGTTGTCCCAATACCAAGGTTGCCGGAGGAATCGAGGCGCATCCGTTCGGAGCCGTTGTTGACAAATTTAATAAGTCCAACGCCATCTGGCCCTATAGTTATTGTTCCTGATCCTGCCGTATAAAGCCAAGTTTCATTTGCGCCTGCGCCTGCGTATGAATACGAAGCACCTGTTACACCCAATCTAAAAGTGGCAGCTCCATTGCCTGCTTGAAAGCCATCAAATGCCGTTCCAGTACCAGACACTACAAGCGCCAGCTTAGTTGCAGGCGAACTCGTCCCAATACCAAGATTTGTCCCATCAAACGTCAGCGCACTTCCAGTGGTCAAGACCTTGGAGCCGTTGAGATAGGCAACACCGCTTGCTGTGCCAGCGGAAAACGTAACCGCCTGAGCAGCATCAATCGTAACCGCAGTAGTACCCGCAGTTTGAAGCTGCAACACCCCACTAGTGTCGGCAGTTGATACCAGCCCAGCGGACGTCGATGCGTTAATCGTAGATGCCATTATTTGCCTTTAAGAAATGACCCACCGCGAGCCGCTGCTGACAGTTACCGTTACGCCAGGCGCATAAGTAATTGGCCCAACGCTATGTGCGCCACGCGCTGCCGGAATTGTGTAATTGCTGCTGATTGTCAGGTTATTCAGATAAATGCAACCGTCTGCAACCGTGCTACTCACAGACGCCCATGAGAGCGTCCCAGAGCCACTTGTCGAAAGAACCTGCCCCGACGTACCGTCAGAGCCAGGAAACGTGTACGTGGTGAATCCGGCAACCGCTGGGGCTTGGAGCGTGATCACTCCAGAAGTCGCGCCTTTGAATCCAACCGTTGTAAACGTGCCAGCATTCGGCGTTGTAGCGCCAACAGTGCCGTTGATATTGATCGACGCCGTTCCGGTCAGGTTTGTTACCGAGCCGCTAGATGGGGTACCAAGAGCGCCGCCGTTAACAACAAACGACCCAGAATTGCCGACGCTTACCCCAAGCGCATTTAACACGCCGGACCCAGTAGTAATTGCTCCGGGAGATTCGCCTGGCCCGCCACCAATCACCAAGTTGCCAAGCCCCAAAGGGTCGCTACTAGCCCAAGTCGTTCCGCTTGTGAAATAAGGAATGCCGCCAGAGTTTCCAGCAATCGTCAACGCCAACGTGCCAGACGTTGTAACCGGAGAGCCACCAACGGAAATAATCCCGCCGGTAAAGGTCTGGGCAACGCTGGTAACCGTACCCGCGCCAGCCCCACCATACGTAGGAATATTGAGCGTATTGCCGACAAACGTCGCTGCCCCGCTAGTGCCGGTCGTTGTCAGCGTGATCGGTGCTTGGAAGTCCGTCCCCGCTGTGGCAGCGCTGATAGCCGATCCATTACCCTTTAGAACCCCAGTGATGCTTGTGCCAACTGAGATTGAAGGAGTTGTGGTCGGGTTAGATACCGTGCCGCTAAAGCCGTTAGCCGAGGCAACCGAAACGGTTGTGACCGTGCCGCTGCCGCCACCACCACCAGCGCCTGAAGTTGCCCTAAGTGCCATTACAAACCCTCGCCTGCGGTGACTTCAAAAGCTCCAGCAGCATCTGCTTTGAACCAGGCATTTGGAGGAATTCCACCAATCACTTCAACCGAGCTTGGCAAAAATCCAAGCGTTGCCGATGAAGGATTACCGGCTGTTGGAGCCGTTACGGTGATTGTCGGCGTCGCGTTGTTTGGCGGTGGTGCAATCCAGCTAATGTACTGAGCCGAAGCGGTGGTATTGCGAATTCTATAGCTTGATGGGTTGTCGTTGTTCTTGGATGCAACCTGCACAACAGACGTTCCAACAAGGTAAGTTGGGCCAAACGGCGTGAAAGGTGAATTATACATTACCTTGATCTTCCTTTGCTTTTAGCTTACTGCGCCATTTTTATGAGATCAAAGAGAAAAGCCGACCCTTTTGAGATCGGCTTTCGTTCTTACTTGCCCCGTTTATGGCAGGAATGTGAGATCGTAACCGTAGACAAAAACGTCAACGGTGGCAGGGTAAGTAGCTGCCGTGCCAACGTTAAAGTACAGGTTCTGAGTCGTCTGCGCTGCCGTAGACGCCACAGTTCGCTGCGATACAACCGTGGAGCTGGTCAATGCGCTCAGGCTGGCATTCGCCACGATTGCGGTGCCGCTTGCGCCAGGCGCTGGAAACACGCCGGCCAAAGGGACAGTTGCTGTGCTCAAGTTGGTCGAAGCGTTTGTCACGATGACGTTAGAAACGCTGTAGCTGCCCGTGTTGAGCACCGGCAGAACGGTGTCACCCGTCACTGCTAGGCTGACTGATTGAAAGGATGCCAACAAACGCAGAGCCTGGTTGGTCCCAAGGTTCTGTGGATGATTGGCAACGGTACTTGCGGGGCCTGGATTCGCCATGATTTATTCCTTAAATCTTTGTTGATTAAGCCGCAACGCGACAAGCCAATTCTGGATAAAGCATTGCCCAGCCGTATAGAACATCTAAACGACATGGAATACTGTCGTTATTAATTGTATACTGCCTACAAACACGGATGGACAAGCCGAGCTCTTTATCCGATGCACGTCCAGCAAATACAACCCCCATTGGCAATTCAAGATCTGCACAAGCCAATGTTTCTGCATTGCGATGCAGAATAATGTTTTGTGGAGAAACCGTTCCGGTGTTATTGAACGGAGTAACAACAGCAGAGCTGCTGGTAGCCGAAACAAACACGTTCTGGAATTGGCCAGCCGTGATAATTGCTGGGCTAACCGTAACCGATGCCGAGCCACCCGAAGCGATTGTCACAGCCGACGTCACAACGAAGTTGCGCAGACGGTTGGTGCCGTAAGGCTGACGGTTCTGTGGGTTAACAGCGTAGACGTTAGCAATCGTGATTACGTCGCCTTGCTGAATCGGTGCTGCTGCTGTCGTTGCCGAGATGGTAATCGTCGATGACGATGCCCAACCAGACGTCAGAGAGCCGGTAAAGGTCGTGGTGTTGGTCGACAGGGTTGCAGTAGCGTATGAGCCAAAGGTCTGGCTTACCACGTTCTGATCCATCCTCCAGCGCATACCAGCCGAGTCGGTGCCCATCATGCCCTTCTCGTACTGCTCGCTGATCTTAGCCGAAGGCATAAACAGCCCTTTCAGCGAATCAACAATGGTGGCCGAGGTAAATGGCTCAACAATACAAGCACGACGACCGTCGCGTGGTGCGCCTTCTGAGTCCAAATAAGCCTGGCCGGTCAGGTAGGTCAGCAACGAAGTAGGCGGAACGCCAGCGGTACCGACAATGTTGGCCACGTTGTTCTTGGCAAGCACCAAACCATCACGGTCAATCTTGTTGGCGATAGCAGCAACGCCAGGCTTAATCACGCGATCCGAAAACATATCCAGCGAAAGAGCCAGATCTGCCGTTGAGAATTGCGTATCAACGTGGAATTGGGTATTCAGCGTGACAGGAATTGAAGTCTCGTTAAAGTCTTCAACCGACAGGTTTGGTCCCGTGGTTCCGATAAACCGTGCTGGTTTACGGACGTTAACGGTTGAACCAATCTTAGCGCCAGAAACAGCAAATTGGTCGTCGTATTCGCGATTAACTTCGCTGGTAAAGGTAAGTTCGTTTTCCAAGACCATCAACGCTTCGTTGGTGATCTTGCTGATTGTTAAAAGGGTATTAGCCATTTTGGTTCCTTCGGATCAAAGATCCATTAATCTGTTTACTTGATCTTGCCTGCTTGTCTTGCAAGTTTCCATGCTGCGTAAGTCCCATGAAATTCCCCTTTGGAATTCACAAGATTGTCAGCGGTTGCGTTGCTTGACTTAATAGGGTTAATCGGAGCTGGTGCCTTGCTTTTTACCACAGATCGTTCTGGCCTACCACCTTCAGCTTTGTCAAACTTAGCCTCAAGTTTGCCAATGGCCCTCAATGCTTGCGCCACAGTCATATCATTGAAAGACTTGGCTTGATCCTGATTTGACGCCAGATGGTAAAGGATTTGCGGTCCAACATCTGATTCTAATATCGCGTCCCGAATGTGATTTGGGACCACAACATCAGACGATGCCACCATATCGTCAAAATCATCAATCTCAGCCTTTGCCGCCTCAAGTCGCTTTGACCAGGTTTGTACAACCTTGGCCTGGGCTTCTTGCGCTCGCCTTTCTAAATCCTGCCTGTCGCGCTCCTTTAAGGCCCTCTCAGCGCTAAATTCAGCCAGTGCCTCTGCGTATTCAAAGGCATCGGTGAATTGGTCCGGCGTCGGCTTTTGATCTCCGGCTGGCGCCCTTTGTGGCGCTTGCCCTTGCTCTAATGCCTGTAGCCGTATTTCCAGCGCTTCCCTTGCTTCGCGCTCACGCTGGGCATCTGCCCTGGCCTGCTCGCGTTGCTTGGTCAGCTCCGAAAACCGCTGCTTTAGCTTATTCGGTTTGCTTTCGCTTTCTGTCGGTTGCGCCTCATCCTCTGCTTCTGGCTCATTCTCAACCTCGGATTCGATTGGCTCCGCCTCGTCGGCGGCCTCAGTCGTTTCTTCGGGAGCTAAGCCCAGTTTTTGTGCAAAAAATTCAGCTTGATTCTCTGACGTGATGACTTGCGTCGTCTCTCGTTGTTCGCTTGACATGGATTACCACGGATTTACCCGATGAAGCGCACCGGTACGATTGCGTTTATATAACCCGCTTTCAGATTGGTGTCAAAGGCTATTGCATGAACGGGTTTTGCCCTTGGTCAACGTCCGACACAGCAAACTCTGCCGCCATCATCTGCTCAGCATTGCGACGCTCAATCTCTCGAGCCAATGCGTCTATCGGCATATTGTGAATCAGCAGGTTAACCAGCGCATCAATCTCGGTCTTGTTCTGACTGGTGATTGACCTGGTGTTTTGATCATTGACCCGGACCTCGGCCATTGTCTCCGTGTTGTGCGCCTTAGCGGTGACTTCCATGAGCTTGCGCTTGTTGGCCCCTTCCTCTTTGATCTGCGCCACCTGACCGCGGTTGTTGATCTCAAGCTGCATCGCTTGCATTTGCTGCTGCATCTGCTGCACAGCTTGCTTGGCCTGCGCTAACTGCATTTGGACCTGTGGCGGTATATCTGACTTCTCATCAATCTGCGCCAGCGGGTTCACCGCGGCCAGCCGGTCGGCAATGATCTCGGCGCCAGGGAAATCCATCTGCCGGAAGACCAGATCGCCAGCAGCCTGGAACAGCTCTGGGCTTGCACCAATGAGCGGCATCATCGCCTCAACCGCTTGGATGCGCCGTGATGCGTAGCCAGGACCAGTGTCCATTGATACGTCATATTCGCCAACCGTGACGTCGTTGAGCACCCTCCCAACTTGGGAGGCTTCATTAATGGTGATGAGATCTGGCCTTCCATCAACGCCGATGATGCGCATAACGCGCTCGGAGTCATAAATCTTGGGAATCAAATCTAGGATGATGCGGCCAGTCTGGGCAATGGATTTGGTCAAATTATCGTAGTAATGATAATTCGTCATATCCGTCTGTTGTTGCTGACCATTCAGCGCTTTACCGGATATGTTGCCGGTCGGCAGTTGGCTCGGATCAAAGATGCCTACAACCTGCTGTAGATCGTTGCTGACAGACTCAGCAGCGCCCATGATGCCCAGCGGTGGTGGCTCTGGTTGTAGACGGGTTGGCACCGGAGCTGAGCGCCCCTCAATGTCGGTTTGCTTGTATCGCAGCACCGGCGTGGCTTTGATGTTAGCCGCCGCCCATTCGTTTTCATGACCCTCATCCTGACCCTCGGCCAGCAACCACTTGGCTTTCGGCGCCAGAGCGATCGCCTCGGTCATGCTCGTCTGCCAGAAGTTGTACATCTTCTGTGGATCTTTGGCGTATCGCACCAAGCCGTACTTGATTGACTTGCTGTCAATGACGATTCGACCACCGTAGACCGGCACAACCGGAATGTACTTGCCTGGCCAATCGCGCTCCTCAAGGATTTCCATCGCGGTGAGCTTGCACCACTTGACCACTTTCTTGTACGAGTCCCGCTCGCCAACAATCTCAAGCCCGTGCGTGGCCATGAAATCCTTGCTCGGGAGCTGGTCCTTGAACAACCGAGATTTATCGTTCAATAGGTACAACTTGGCCGGTGTTCGCTCAATGTAAAAGTATTCGGCAATCCGAATGTCTTCCTTGGTCACCCACTCAGGGTTGGAATCGCCATTGCCGCGGCCTGAGAAGTTGCCGCCAGCATCTGAGTTTGGGTAAAGATCACGAAACTTATCCTTGCTCATCACGGTCGTGATAAGGCAACGCTCTTGGTCCGAACCGTCCAGCGCCGTGCTGTTAGGATCAAAGTAGACCGAGAAGGGATTTTCGATAGGGTTGATATAGATCTCTTGATCAAACGAGTCAGGAGCCGTGTAATCGGTGACCACTCGCCAGTAACCCCAGCCCATGCGCACAGCCGATTCAAACGCTTTGTCGTACGCGCTAT